CAGATAGTTTTCACAAAGCTAAACAACTATTCGATAAAAACAAACTAAATTAAATAAAAAAATATTTCTCCTTTCCTTGCAACAATTCAAAAATATTTCCGTAGTATTGCAGTATATAATCAATCTGTGAGAAGGGGAGGTTATCAAAGCATCAAAAATAAGGTTTAGTTTATAAAGCCCTGTCCCCTTCTCAAAAGATTGCAGGGCTTTTTCTTTGCGGGTGAAATAACGCTTCGGGATTTAGCTTTTTAGGTGTCAAGAAGGGAACACGGACACATCCGATAGTGAAAGACGGTACGGAGTTAGGAGGTTGCTACAATGGCCTTATACTGTCAAGAATAGAAAGTGAAGCCTTATCTATTTGCCAATGAAAGGGGTTGAGACGTTCAAGCATTTCAGGCATAACTATCCCTTGTTTCGCATAATTTCTTAACTGATTTTATGAACGAAATACAGGGATAGTTATGCCAAATCACAAAGTTAAACATTAAGCATATGAATAAGATAACTACACAATCAAGAAAAGAGATAGATGCAATAGGAGCTGAAAACTCCCATGCAAGGACAAGAAGTAAGTTCGATATTTCTTATGAAAAGGTTTTCACTAGAATATTAAATGACGATTCAAACGATGGTTATTTGAGACATTCAAACCCCAACGACATTGATGCAATCTTAGAAGATGACGGTGTAAAAAATTGGCAGGATAAACAGGCAATAATAGAGGCTTGTTATTTCTACTTTAGAATAATGAAAGAACAAAATCCATCCTAAAATAATCTATACAAACTAAACTAAAGAACTATGATAAAAGCAAATGAAATTAGAGTTAATAACATGATTCAATATAATGACTATATTGCTGTTGTTACAAATATAAATAAATCGACTGTCAGAATAGACATTGATAATGAATTAGAGGATTTATTTATTGACTATGAATCTGCATCAAGTATACCCCTCACAGAAGAATGGCTGTTAAAGTTGGGCTTCTATCTTAACGACAATGGAGAGCCTGAAATAAAAACCAATGAAGATTACGCCTTAAGTATTTCTATAAATTGCGCTCCTTACAAATATACAGCTTGGCACGTATTGGAAAGAGAATCTAAATATTACATGATGGCAGAAGTTAAATTTGTACATCAAGTTCAGAATCTTTTTTATTGCCTTACAGGAGAGGAGCTAAACTACAATGCTTGACAAAATCTTAAAAGCCTCTTTTGGCTTAACTGCCATACCAGAGTATAAATTCCACGATAAGCGTAAATGGCGTTTCGATTGGTGCATTTTAGAGCATCGTATAGCCATCGAAATTGAGGGTGGTGTTTGGAGTAAAGGAAGGCATACAAGGGGCTCAGGATTCGTTAAAGACATGGAGAAATACAACACCGCTACCGCTCTAGGTTGGAAGGTAATACGAATAGTTCCTAATGATTACACCAATGCATTGTACTTTATAGCACTGATTTTAGAAGAAAATAAAAAGATAAAGGAGGTAAAGAAATGACTTTAAAAGAAGCTGTTGATATTTTAGAGATTCACCAAAAATGGCGAAGGGGTTCGGAAATACCGCAAGTATGCCCGACTAGATTAGGGATAGCCCTTGACATGGTTGTAAAGCGATTAAATAAACACCTTTCGAATTATCCTCACAATAGGATTACACAAGAATCCAGCAAAGAAAATGATTATCCACATTAAACCGTCCTCCTTTACCTTTTGCCAGATAGTTTTATCGCAACTAGGACACGGCACGGCGAGTGTTTTAGTCACCGTCACAACGCTGCGATTCTGGAATACGGAAATTGTCCGCCCCTTTAATACAACTGTTACCGTGTCCTTATTCTGGTCCTGTAGGTGATAAGTACCATCGTTTATCTTTTCGCATTCTTTGAAAATATACTGTCTTATAACTTCACTTTTACTACTTTGTTTAGCCGTATCTTTTGAATTAATGGAGTGGCAATAGATAGCAAGTAAACTATCAATGCCTGAACTGTCAATTTCATTATCAATAGTAACACGCAAAGTATCACGAATATAAACTGTATCAAAAATAGTAGTGGTATCAATAATATTCGGGCAGTCTTTAAGAATCCTTGCCACCTTTTGCGCTTTGCGTTCGCAGTAGGTACGCCTTTGAAGTCCACAACCATAGAGGGAAATTAATAGTAAGAGAAATATTATTTTTTTCATCTGTAAAAGATTAAACCCGTTACGCTGTAAATAGTTCTTAGCACAGCAAACACTATTATTCTACTCACCCAATCGCTTCCAATATTCAAAGCAATAACAGCCATGTAGCTATTCAAGTGAATGAACTGAAATAAATGCCATGCGTCCGTGGCGAAAACTAAAGTAGTTTTTAACAATAGTTTCTTTAATTTGCTCCCCTCCTTGTACTTGTTTTCCCAGCTTAATTTCGGATTCCAAAATTGTTGATTTTTAAATTTAGAATACTTGCTATTTTCAAAATGAAATTGCAAAGTATCCATTATCCACTTAGCGGAAAACGAAACAACCATCAAAACTAAACTTATCCAGATTATCATTTGAATAGTTTTTTAATTGGTTCGTAAGCGTAGAACAAAACCACGCCTAAGACAGTAATGATAAACCCCTCTTTAGGGTAGCCATTTAATCCCAGCGATACGCCAAAGATTACGGATAAGATTGTTATTATTAGTAGCATATTAATCTAAGATTCGAGGGTGTATAAATATACATTGTGAATACTTTCTTGTCCTTACTTGCACTTGACCGCCATTGCTTTGATTTGTGGCACTTGTATTTCCTTCTATACTTTCAAACATTCCATCGCCTAAATCGTGCATAAATATACCTGTATGGTCGTATCGTTTATCACCGTTCCAATCTGCCAGGAATATATCTCCCTTACGTGGGTCTGTTGTTATCTCTCCTGTTTTAAGCCAGTGAACATACCCCGTTTGACACCCTGCAAAACCTTTTAAAAAGCCAATATTACCAAGTGGAAAACCTGCATGATGGTAACACCAGCTTACAAACATAGCACACCACGCCACGCCATCGAAACCAAACCATTCACCGTACTTTGTTTTATTGCTGTTTGCTGGAAACTCTGTATATCCTACTTCTTTGTAAGCTATATCAATAATCTTTTGTCCTGCTGTTTTTATATTTTCCATAATCTACTTTTTAAGTGAGTTTAATAAATCGTGAATTACCTTAGTGTTGTTATCCATTGACAACTTCATTTCTCTTGCCAATGTGGTCGATTCTTGATGCTGTAATTTTGAATTTGCATCTAGCTTATTTATAGTTTCTATTAACCTGTTGGCATTATCGTTAGATACCTTTTGGCTTACAAATAGCTCTTCAATATCTTCTGTGTTACCGTGTACTTTTGCGCTAAGTAGTGCCAAAGCCTTATCAAGCACCGCTATCTTATCTTTGTTATCTTGAACAGTATCAACAACGGATTTATCTATTCTATCCTGGTTATGCTTTGCCCTTTCCCATTTATCTTTTATAAGAAACCCTATCACCGCTATGGATAGACCTGCAACCGTTGTTATAAGCCAAATTTCTAAATCGCTCATTTTGCTTCTTCTTTTTTGTCTCCCCTTAACTTTATTATTTGCTCATAAGTCACCAGTCCAAGACACAACGCCCCAAACGTCATCCAAGCATATACCAGCTCATTGTTTGGTTTTGTCATGGTAATTATCACGCTCAATTTTATTGCCGTTACAACGCAGATAAAACCTGTTAATTTACGTGCGCTAAACCCTTCGTCCTTGTTGGTGAAACTGCCTAGAATATCCTTTTTGTTTCGCAGGTAAAACATCACCCCGAAAACAATATAAGGCCAATCGGACTTAGCTAACCACGTCAGTATCTCCTGTATCTTTTGCATCCTTTTCTAATTCTTCAATAAATTCTATTTTGCTTTTATTGGCAAAATACTTTTCCTGTATTGATTTTATAAACTGTTGGGCTTGGTTTAATTGAACTCTAAGAGTTTCATTCTCTTTAATCAAGGCCTCTTTTTTTTCTTGAATGTTCATACTAAAGTTTATTTTTTAACGCTTCAATTTCTTCGTGTAACAAAGATAGTTCGTTTTTCGCAATGTAAAATAAGCTTTTCTTTGATATCACATCTAGCTTCTTTGCGTCAAATAATACTTTCTTTTGGTCAAGCAAAGTTTTAACCTCGCTTTTGCCTAGCTTTTCGATTACTTTCAAAGAATTAATCTTTGTCTGTATTGCGTCTTTTTCTGCTTGTAATTTTTCTAGTGTTTCCATATTAGTTTATTTTAATGTCAAAACCGCCCATCCAGTCTATTGTCGTGGCTGCCACTCCTGTTACTTGAAATTGGATATCATTACCACTTATATTCAATCTGCTGGCACAGGTTACAAGTGCAGCGTTAGACCCTGCTGCGAAGGTTAATAGATTTACAATAGTTCCTATTAATGTATTTGTTCCACTTATTCTTTCAAGACCTTGTACGCTTCTTGCTGTTGCTACCTTTCCCGTGGTATCTTTTCCAACTACCCAAGTTTCAATAATTGCAGTCGCATTGGTAGCAAGTGTATAAGTTGCAACAGTTGTCCATGTTGTACCATCCGTTGTTTGTGCCGTTCCTTTTGCGCTATGTAATTGTTTTAAAGATGCCATATTAACTTAATTGAGTTTCAAAACCTGCTTCATTTAATACGAATAATTCACTTGACGCTGCTACGTCTTTAGATTTTATAATCGTTCCGTTTGTGGGGTTTGTACTTGTGTCTGTTGTAGCGTTTCCTATAGCTATAACGCCAGAGCCACTACCGTAGGAAGTTCCATTGAATCCTATATTAAGATTCACTGTATCGAAGCTAGCAATAGTTTCTGTTAGTCCAACATTTCTTATTAACCAATCACCAGCAAGCGTTCTTTCGTCACCGAAATACAAAGTTGGAACATCCCCGTTTTTTGTAAGGGTTCTACTTCCTATATCCAACACAAGGCCTCCTCCTGCTTGCCGAAGTGTGGCAGAGGCAAAGTTCAGACCATATCCCGCTCCTAAGTCTCCAATGCTATTGCAAAATAAATACCCGTCATCCCTAAATTTATAAACCTCTGTGCCATTTACGTCTTGCCAAATTGAGGCAAATGTTCCCGAACCTACACTTTTAGATTTTAAAGAAAATGAAGTGTCGGCAAAAGGGGTGTCGGTAAAGAAGCAGATTTTATCTGGTTCAAGATGTATTAATGTGTCCGCCCCGTCAATAAAGTCGAAATCAAATCCGTCAAGGTTTACTTCTGCATTTACCGCTAACGTTGATGTTCCTGCGGTCTTGATGAAGTCGGAAATTAAAGCCTCTATTTTGTCTCTTACTGCATTTTTTGAAGGTGCAATAGCGGTAACACCATTCCAAGATGTAGCATCGTAGGCGTTGTCGGAAATCTTATCATCTACATACCTTTTAGGTGTCCAGTGCTTGTTATCAGATGGTGTTAATTCTGTAGTATATCCTGCCAATACTTCAACAACCATACCACCATCTTTTTTATTTAGATAGGAATTGGTTATTGCTTTTTCAATGGCATTATGAATCGGTGGGGTGATTTCTTTATTCCCATTAACCCTAATACCAGCGTCAATCTGTGCATCTATTTGTACTTGTGTTTTCTCTCCTGCCATTTTAACAAGTGGTTAATGTTTGACAATCCAATTCTCCCTCAATTGTAATCAATATCGACAATGCAAAGTAAGCATATTCATAGCCTATCTTGTTTTCAATATTATATTCCTCTTTGTATAGCTGTTTACGGTCAAGTGTTACACCGTTAACATTAATCGAAACAATATCCATGTCCAATTCATCACAAAGAGTATCAGAATTTTGAACTGAAATAACCTTCTCTAAATTATTTATTATCAATTCTTCTGCATAGGCGTTGTTAGTATAAACATCCTTTTTTAAACAGAAAACGGATTTTATTTCATATTCCTTTTTAGAATAAATAGCGCATCCATTTGATGAATCTTCATTGTTTTGCTCAATAGAATATCCTTCTAATCTGTGATAACAAACACCTTTGAAATTAGTAAACTCCGAAACAGCTTCGTATTTATTGTCGCAATATTCAGCAGGAAACACCCTTTCACCATCTGTTATAATCTCACAAATACCGTATCGATTCTCAATAATATTGAGAGTTTCTATCTGTGTGTTGATATAGTCGATTACGTTCTTAAGCACTTTTTAATATTCTAGATGTTTCAAACTTCATAACTTCAATAAAGTTCTCTCTTTCGGATTCGGTTAATTTGAATATTTCGCCAAATCTTTCTTCGTTTCCTTCTTTCTTTTTAATGTTATTATCCCTTAATGTCGCACCGTATTTTAAAGGACTAAGTTTAATTAATGCCTTACCAAAGTCACTTTGTAAATCACCAGATAAAACAAGGTTTACATTTGAAGTATCACGGCCTATTGTTTCTCTATAATCCTTATAAGATTTAAAGTAACCAGTTTTGTGAGGTCTTCCATCTTTAAACTTTGACTTTGCAATTCCTTTTGAGTTTGGTTTTCCTTTTGTTGGGAATCCTTTAGGTGACTTATTAGGATTTACATATAACTCATCATTAGAATTGTAATCCCCTATTTTGCCACCGTCTGCACTACCACCATTTACGAATATTCTTTCATTCATTTTAACATGGGTATCCTGTGCAGCAATCTGTAAAACCTGACTAGACTTTAATGCCTCAAGCTGTCTTCTTAGTTGCACTATTTTTTCCTGATATGTCACGGTATTTGTGTTACCTTTCTTATTTTAGGTGCGCACTGAAAACAAATGTCCTTTGGAGTCTTAATATTCATTGTAATTTGATTAAGACTTTTTATATATTCTGCTTCATAATAATCGGAAATCTCTTTATTCTTTCCGCTATTAATCATTACTATCGTGTTTAGTTGTGGGCTATGCTCCAGCTCTTGCATAATTAAATGGCCTGTCTTGTAAAGTAAAGGCCATGCTAAAGTAGTTCCCATTGAACAAATGTAATTTTCTAAATCACATTCGATTGTATAATCTACCGTTAATCCTCCTGTTGAATTGGAGGCCACAAAATTAGCTTCTGTTTTTGAAAGTGCATTGTCTAAAGTTCCAGACGTTGCATAAGATAGGTATTTATCTTTATGGCAAGAGATACACCCAATACCGCTATCATATACAGCAGCTTCGTACTGGTCTGCTACATTTGCATCTATGCAGATAAACAAAGACCTGCGCTGTTTATTAGTAGGTATCTTTTTGTTGATTTCAATATACGTTATCTCATCGGCTACCGTAGTGATAGGCAAAGTATAAAGTAATTCGTTCTTGTAAAGGTCGTAAATCAAGACGTTAGTGGTTACTACGCTATCAAGGCGTAATCCTATTCTTGAAATATTAATGTTTAAAAAAGGGTCTTCACGGACAATGATTTTAATACCTCTTAGCTTATTGCTTGAGGATATTGTTTCATTATCCTCATCGTAAATTCCTAAGGTAGTTTGTTCTAAAATTGAATTTATTACAAACTTATCCTGCATGAAGTTTCGAATGTCATTAGAAAGGTATCTTTCTGCAAAAGCGATTCTATCTTGAATTAAGTTTATACCGTTTACCTTTTCAGAATTAGCAGCAGCATCAGCAAGTTTTAGACTCATCATAGGAAGGTCATTAACATACAGCCCTGTTAACGGCTCAATGTCCGTACATGCTTTCTTTATTCCTATAAGTTCCGATAAACAAGTCATATAAATTTTATTTTAAATAGAATGGGGAGGAGTAAAACCCCTCACCCATTCAGACCAATTAACCACGGAAAATCTTAAGTATTCGAAATGATATACTTGTTGATACCTGTAGTTCCATCGTAGATATCTTCATCTTCGTAAACGTCAGTAGGAACACCAACAGTTTTGAAGGCAAGAGATATGAAGAAACTCCAAACACCACAAGAATAATTTACTCTAAAGTCGAAAGGAATACCATAACGAGGGTCTACAATCACAGTAGTTTGAGACGTACCCAAATCAACAGTCATTACACCATCTTCGGTCAGGTATCTGTTATAGGTCAAAACCTGTGCAGCACCAGGGTCTAAAGTGATGAATTTATTTGATGTAGATGAATCATTAAATACTGTAGAGATATTCCTGTTAGGAATAAATGTAGTACCAGCCAAAGACTCTAATTGAGCAATGTTGATACCAGCATCAGAACAACAGTTTGAAGCATCAATAGCTTTGAAAGCCTTGTAGATTTCGTTGAATCCCATAACAACAGGATTACCACAATATCCAGCATTTTCAGCAGCGAAAGAAATTTCTTCAATAAAATTTGTAGATACATCGTACATTGTTGCACCAGAAGCCGTCTTGCGGGTTCTTACAGTTTTCAATTGAGATGTTACGTTAGCTTCATTTAAACCGAAACCACCAGATAAGGCAATAACTTGAGCAGCTAATACTTGGTCCATTTTACGAATGGCAGCATCAATCATTTGCTGAATCAATTCATTTACGAATTGTGCATTACCTTTACAGTGACGAATCAAATCTTCTGTATTTACTCTACGGTCGATTTGTACCCCTACGTTTTCATCAAGTGTATACGTTTGGGAACGTTGTCCACCATCATTAGTAGAAGCGCAGTCCGTAGGGTCGATTGTAGTGTCAACAGCACCAAGAGGGATTCTAGGAGTGTATACAAGTTTTACATCTTTCAATTTTCCTGAATCATTCATCTGTCTTTGTAAAGTTCCAGAGGTGTTCATAGGAGAGAAAAGGAATTGAACCAAAGAAGTTTCGTTTGGTTTTAGCATTTTGGTTCTATCGCAACCAAATGCTTCATTTAGTTCGTCCTGCACAGTTTCGCAGTTAACGAAGTCAGTTAATACGTATGACATGTTATTTAGATATTATATATTTATATCCCATAATTATGCCATGAGAAATAAGCAACATCTAACTATGTGCCGTTAGTAGCAACTGACATTTAAAGACTGTCTGTCTTGTGTGTATTATATAACTTTACTAAACCTTCCGATATTAGGGTGAATTTTTTTATCACCTTTTGTTTCGGCTGTTTTAGTAGTAGTCGATTGAATAACGGCTTTTTTACTGCCTTCGTTCATTTTCAATAGTTTATTTTCTGTAGCAATCTTCATTAACGCCTCTTCTGGTGTTAAGAAAGAACCCATCTTTGAAGTGCTTGGAATTCTTTTACCTTCTCTATCGAATACAACCAAATCGCTATTTTCATCAATATCGAATTGGTATGTTTTAGCAACTAACGTATTAAAGCCTTCAACTTTCAAATTATCCTTAGAAACTTCTTCCGAGAATTGAGAGAATACTTTTTTGTAAGAATCCTCATATCCTCTATTGATAGACCAGCTTTTCTTTTCCTTTTGGAAGTTTCCAGTAGCATCTTCTAAAGATTTAGAAAGCATATCAACTTGACCCTTGTAATCTCCTGCTTCTTTCTTGTACTTATCGGCTTTTGTTTGCCATTCAATTACAGCTTCATCTTTGCTCTTTGTTGCATTAGTCTCAAGCTCTGTAATCTTTGACTTAAGTTTTAGCACCCCAACGGCAAGAATGTCTTCTACTTTTTTGCCTTCTATCTCTTTTGAGTCAAGCTCAAATTCTCTTTTCATTGCAGTAGATATACCGCCTGTAATCTTTCCAACAACCTTAGTTTTTATCTCATCGTCTTCAAGGGCTATTTGACGGCCTATGTACGATTTATTAAACTGGTCTTTGAACTGGTCTAGGTTTTCGGCCTTTTCAATTCCTAATGTACTTAAAATGTCCTTTATTTCCATGATTAAAATTGGTTATTGGTTTACTTTTGGTCTTCCTTTTTGTGGTTTTTCTTTTACAGTTTCCGCCACTACTTCAAATTCAGAAGTACTTTCTGTTTCCGATTCAGAAGCAACTTCTTTTGTTTCGATTATTTCTTTTATAACCTCTTTATTTTTGACGTTATCCTGTACAATCAAGTTGTACGAGGCCATCAATTTTTTATCAGCTACAACTTTAGGCGGTAGAAATTTTTCTTTTCCTGTTTTGGTGTCTATGCACCTTATCAAATCGTTCATATATAATCAATTGGTTACTTCAAAAGTAATTAATTTAAATTATAATTGCAAATTTATGGCTTATAATTTCCATTTTCGATATTTCTTTGTATTACATCTTTAGGAACTGAACTAATCGACACTGGATTTATTGCGTGTTTACAATTGAATCCACCAGCCAAAACAAATATTGTACTCTTGTTTGTTTGTGGATTCATGCCTTGCCATTTACCGCCTTGAGGCCATGAAAGACCACAACATTTTGACCCTTCGCCCCAGCCTTCTATTTCTTTTTTGTGGTAATACTTCCCTTTCCTTTCCTCGCAAAAATCCCTTGTATCCTTTACATGTCCGCCTTGGTATAGGTAAAATTCAAGCCCTAAACTATTGGCAACGGCAGCGGTTTGGTTTCGGTCTGCCACCGCAAATATATCATAAGCTATTCTTTTGGCTTGTCCTACCATCTTGCCGTCTATGTCATCGCTACCAAGAACAAATTGCTGTAACGTATCAATAGTATCGGACATTGTAGCCCCCGTACTCATGTTACTGAATAAGATTTGATTCAAAGGGGTTATAAAACTTTGTGTAAAACTATCCTCTCCTAATAGATTAATGGCATTTTTCTGTGAAGCTAATACCGTGTTTACCTCACTTGCTTCCTTATCAAAACCAACATTCAATTCAACGAAATACTTGTTTGTTAATTCTGCTTGTACATTAAACTGCCTTACGTATTCGGTTAAGCCTATTGAATACTCGTCATTAAAGACTGTGTTCTTTATAGTGGCCTCAATTGAATTAATAATGTTTGTGTTTTTATCCGAAATAACTAAAATGCCGTTTTCGGTGTCCATTTCCATGACTAATTTTTGAACCTCTTTATATGCCTCCAATTGAGACTTTTCGACAACGGTTAAAAACTCGCTCGGTACGGATTCAAGTCTTTCAATCTTTTCATTTACTATCTGGGTAACACTAGGCATTTGCGTTTGCTAGAATAGCGTTTGTATCTATCTTTTTAGGGGCAATATTAACTTCAATAGCTTTGGCCTTTTCTACAATCATAACCCTTTGCTCTTCCAAAGTCTTTTCCATGAAATTATCATCCATGTTCATAGCCTCTTGAATTATTTGAGTAATTGAAGTATGCAAAATGTCTTCCCATTTGGCAATTGCTCCTGTGCTTAACTTAGTGGCTATTTCTTGATTAGACAATGTTACAAGTCTATCAGCATAGAATACTAGATTGATTACCTTAGACGCTAATTCATTATTGTTAAACCTCGTATTAAAATACTCAATAATTAATTGACGTATTCCGATATCTGGCATACCGTTTGTTTTGGCATTAGAAATTTCTTCCGTCAAATCATACTCGTTTCTAATACTGAAATTCTTTGGATAGTTTACTTTTGGTGATTCTGCATTAACTCCATATCTCATTTTTTGAATAGTCATCAATGAGAAGTCGAATAAATGAAATATCTGTGAACTAATTTGAACCAAGAAGCTAAATTGCTCTTCTCTATCTATCTGCATTCCAAGTGCAGTATCGCTACCTTTTACACTAGAATTAGATACATTAAGATTAAGGATAGAAAGACCTCTATTAATATTCTTATCAATTTGCTCGTCCAAGAATTTAGGCGTTTCGATTTCAGGTTGAATATATCCTGCTGGTGGTAGCGTTACATTTGCATTTTCAGGGTTTAATCTGTCTGGCATTGGCACAGCGTATGTACCAAATGGACTTATTGATTTATGTCCTGTACCTTTACATTGAGGGCATTTAGATTTTGCACCATCAAGACCGTAAATAAAACCACCTTGACAATTGCCGTTTGATTCACTTTGGTAGTCGCATTCGGCTTGATACTCCCAGAACTTAGGGAACACATGTCTATTTTTTGCAACCAACAAATTAGCATTATCTAGTAAAGCCAAATCTAAAGGCTCAACGGCTGGCATGAAGTGAGACTTATAAACAATATTAGAACCAATTACAGAAGGCTCTGCCTTAAGAATCTTACAAGGCAAATATCCTAATCCATGATTCCAGTATAGTTCAACAACGAAAGTGTAGTCTTCTTTCTTTCCAAATTGCTTTACAAGATAGATGTTTTCAGTATCGTAAAATTCGAAAATTAATCCTGTTCTTTCTTTTTTAGAACCAGACTCAACTACCGAATTTTCATCGGACAAGCCAAGGAAGTATTGACCTTGAAAATATACCATTACTTGCTCACATGGGAAAATATAAGCCACAGGATTAATCATAGCTTGGTCATCTATTATATAACCTTCTTCTGACTCCTTTACTGGTATGCTTTCTGGCTTGTGTACCAATACTGCGTTCGGGTCTTTCTCCTTTGTGTCGGTTACTACTCCACGGTAATAGTTTTCTAAGCTATCAAATATTGGGTATTGTTCTTCAAAGTATTCTTGAGAACCAACGCCCAAAGAATCATAACGAGCATCTATCTTTCCCCATTCAGATATTGACCAGTTTGCATCGTTCCAAATCCTTCTTAACGTAGTCTTGAATCTATCCCAAACAACATAAGTTATAGCCTTGTGATTTCTTCTAATGTAGTCCTGTTCTTCTACCGATTGATTTGGCGCACGTTCCTTAAATAACATTTCAGGAAAACAGTCAGGGTCATAATGAGGCATTAATTTTTTCTTATACCTCAAGGCAGTAGAATGTACTACACCAAAGTCAGGCTGTTTACCTTTCTTAGTGTTTTTAAATACTTCCGCCTTTGATTTTACAAGCGATAAAATTTCGTCCTCTGTATACATTATCTCGGCTTTATAGGGCGTGGCTTACTGCCACACGATTTACATTTTTCTTCTTTCATCTTTGTCCTGCAAATTTAAGTTTATATAAATTGTGTCCTTGATACTTATGATAAAGACCTAACTTTTTCATAACGTCTTTCATTATTCTATCGTAAAGGTCAAGGCCGTAATTCTTAATAGTTCTGTGCGCTCCATAGATTGAAAGTACTGGATACTCTTTCATTATTTCACCTTCATTTTTTAGAATATTAGGATAAAATAATGGTTGTATTTCAATATCTGGAAGTATGCCCATATGTGTAGCCGTAACAGAATAATACAACTCATCAGGGTGAGCCTTTGACATTCCCCACATAACGGAGTATTGTTTTTTATCAAGTCTATTATCATAATTCTTTTGAAGTTGAGTATAGAACTTTTTAGTCTCTTTACCTTTTTCAAAATATATTACAGATGTTTGACAAGAAGAAACAATATCTAAATCCTTTAACTTGAAATGCTCCCAAATAGTTTTATTAGAAGCCCAATGAGAATAAGTAATCTTATCCTCTTTACCACCCCTTCCCATCACTTGAAAGTATATTGAAGTTCCAGAAAGCCTATCAAATAAGGCATCCAAAGAATTCATACATACGGCATCAACATCAAGAAACAAAGTTTTGTCGAATGGAGACAATGAATAAATATCAATCTTTGCTTGACATGGGTCAATACGTCCGTTCAATAATTTGAAATCATAAACCTCAAAACTATCAAAGAAATTCATAGATATATCACTCATTGCATCGGCATCACAAACAAGATGTATTTTAATTTCTGAACGCACCTTTATAGATGCAGCCAAATTAAAAGCCATCTTGCCGTATGGTTTACCAAATGCAATGAGCAATATTCCTTTATTCATAGATTCCAGCAGGTGCATCGTACAACGTTGGGAATTCATCATTTACAGACGTACTCCATTTTGCTGTGATGTTGTAAAGTTGTTTTTCTTTATTGCTTTCAGGTGATTCAGCAGGAAGAGCTACGAAGGTAACGGATTTCTCAATTACTCTAATCTCTTGCTCTTGGCAATAGTAAATTACCAATCCAGTAAATGCAGAACGATTCAATTGAGCGTAAAACAAATCATTTAAGTTTCCTACGTTGTAGTCTTTCCAAGTGATTGTGTTGTCAAACCCATCAAGAATAGTATCAGCACCACACGCACGAGGGTTATCGCCTTCGATTGGTGAAGCTGCTGGATAAATACCTTTAATACCTTTGATTATTTTTAGCGTTCCTGCATCAATTGCATCTTGAGACTGTGAAGCACTTTCCCAATCGGTAATACCGTGGTCTGCCTTCACTACTCCAATTGCAAGTATACCGCCTTTACGAAAACCGCAACCAATTAACTCATGGTCGTCCAAGTCTTCAACTGTGCATATAGTTGACATAATTATTTTAAAATTTGGAATTTTAAAACAGTATTATGCCCTGTTTTGTAGGCAACGAAATACACACAACCCAAATTACGCTATTTATTTTAATATTTCCTAGTTTGGGGCGATATTTGTTATATATTTATATTATGAACAAAATCTTAACTATTGTAGCGTTTTTCATAGTGTCAAACGTTACCGCTCAACAAATTGGCTTTAGGGCTTCAGCAGGTTCTTCTTGGTTTGGAATCAAGGAAAAAACCGAAACAAATACTTATTCAGACGGTTCAAGTGCCTTTTGCTGGTCTTTAGGTATGACATCAAACGTTAAACTTTACAAGTCTATTTACCTACAGCCCGAAATATTGTTTGCTCAAAATTCAGTATCCTATACCTATATTTCACAAAGAAATGCAACAGAAAGTAATTATTTCTTTTACGACCCAATGAAAATAAACCAAGTACAATTCCCTTTAAATATTAAAATAAAGCTGAAAAGGTTATATGTAATGACTGCCCCCTGTTACAGTATTTTATTCGGAAACAATAATAAAGTGCATCGCCAAGGCTCTACTTATACATCAAATAGAAAATTTGACAAAGATGATATTTCTATAGTTAGCACAATCGGAGTTGAAGTAGTTAAAAAGCCATCAATCAATATTGAGATTAGACATTATAGAGGATTAACGAAACTTGACGATATTGGATACCATCAAACTGCGTTATCTATCGGCTCATCAATATTGTTCTAGCCACAATTAACGTTCCTTAAGTTTTGCGATTGTCTAAGTGTTACTTCTATCGGTGCTAAGTTGCTGCTTTTCCTCCAAGCTGGACTTGTTTCATTGTCTGGAAAAACGTATTTAATGCCGTCAATATAGAAGTTATCGGAATCTAAGGCAATACTTAAGGCATCATGTATATACTCTGGTAAGTCTTCCGTAGTAAATACCTGTTCTTTTGCTTTGGTTACGTAGGTTATTTCTAAGTCACCGCTTGAATACTCATAGACCTCTTTCTCTAGTGCCTTAAATCTTGGCTTCCAAAGCCTAGCCTCTATGCGTAAAGTCTGGGTAAATGAAAGGTCTGAATAGTTGAACTCAAAGGCATTTTCATTGTTGTTCCATGTAATTTGCTTCGTACATTCGTGAGTTAATTTCACATCAAAACAATCTGAACGGTAAGTAAGGGAACTATTTTCAAACTCAATATAATAGCAACCTTCTGCAATTTCTGACCAGTCAATATTGTATTGAATGTATCGACCACTTGCAGTTACTCCTGTGTCATCCGTAAGGGTAAATACCGCCACATCATCACCATCAACAATACTATAAAATGGTATTTCTAAAACTTCTATAAGGCTTATACACCCATCAAATATATCTACCCCATCAGTAGAAGGATTAAACCGTATATCCGTAAGGTTTGCCAGTGCTATAAATTCATAGTCTCCGTCTTCTGTATACTCGTTTGTCCCTTCAAATCCTTGTAATTGTAACAGCCCTTGAGTCATATTGGTAATGGTAAATTTTACCGAATACAATACACCAACCGTTAGTACAGAGGTTTGAACCAAAGGAATATCAACTGCCACGCCATCGTAACAGGCTTCACTATCTACTACCGTCCATGCTGCCATATTAAGGAATACAGTTAATTGTGATTACGCCTCTATTTATTACCCCGTCATTAAATGAACCGTTGTCGAATATACCACCGTCTGCGCTGTTTGTTCTTGCTATTGAAATATTGGTAGTGTCAATTGAAACTAACCTACCACTTACACGGCTATTATTAACACTGTTTGGAGAGTTGAATAAATCGTAATAAGTTGTTCCTGCATCGTCTCTTATTATAACGTCAACGCTTCTTATCTTAGTAATGTCAGCAATACCATGCGCAACCGTTATAGTTCCATCAGAAATCATATTCCACACCCCGCTATTGACAAAGGTAGGTATAGTATAGGCTGGCTTTGTAGACCATTGTACATTATAGTCTGTGCCGTCTACCTTTTCTAGATATTGTCCAGCCGTACCGCCCTCTAATTCTTTCAAGGCCGTAATAGCTGCTTTTATTTTTGTGTAGAAATCTGTCATTGCTTCGGTGACAGGGTAAAGTATGTTAGTTAGTGCCATAGTAAATTAAATAAAATCGTTTGTTTCACAGTTTAATAATTGATTAGTATTGAATGCCAAGAAGTCATTTGTATCTGAACCTGCATAAGCCCCGCAATCCACATTTGTTTCTATGCAAATTGTAGTAGTTCCATAGTTGTCATCTGCATCTCTAGCTATTACATTATAGCAATCTTCGCATAGGTTTTCAAATAGTGTTGAGCTTTGAAAAGTTATTCCATCAATAGAATACTCATACGGTGCAGTTCCGCCACTTGCCGTTATTGTCATTTCCCCATCACATGCACCAGCTGAACTTTCATTTAAGTAAGCAACAGATAGCGCAATAGTTATTTCGATTTGCCACCCGTTTAATCCATCGGCAAAACTCCCATTAGTCAATACGCTACTAGATAGTATTTGAAACTTAGAAGAATCAAAGCTATTTACCTTTTGGCAAAATGGTTTTACCCCACAGTCGCATGTATCGGCCTCTATTTCTGTAAGCAATCTAAAGCGTACAGCTTGATTATCTATAAGTGTTATGCTCATGCTTCAAATGCTCTTAATAGTTTAAAACTTGCCATACCGCCTACGGGCTTATAGCGTAATTCTATAATGTATCCTTTAACGAATCCTGTATCTGAATTTGATACTTCTATACACCCGTAAGGACTATTTTTTATTGTTAAGAAAGTAGAGAATCCCATCGGATACTCAAACTCTATATATTCAGGTATCCAAATCGGGTCAATTCCTACCGCTGTCGAATCAATGTCTTGGTCTTCTTCTAATAACTCATTATCAAAGTTACCTGCACATGTATCGGCTGTAAATTCGGAGGACATGAAGTAATTACCTTCACCGTACACAAATTTAATTAACCTGTTTACATACTTTGTCAAAGACCCGTTAATTACTGATAAGTGCCTTAGTAAATTTCTCTTTGGGCTTATCCTATAATTATAACCTGTTTCCGAATCAAGAACATTATTTATCTGTGAATAGTTTTCATCAAGCTCAACAGTGTCTAAATCAGTAGGATTATTATAGGCATCAACAGAACGATTAAGGCATATAATAAAATTGTCATTGTCGTACTTCCAATCTAGGTTAGGGAAGTTACTATACTTTTTCCTTCTTGTGAACTCAATAGCGTATGCAGATGCTATCAATGGAGACAATAAAAGCCTTCTTGATTCTATGGACTTAATACCAGTGTTATAATTCTGTTTTGTATTAAACTCGTCAAGGCCGTTAACCTCTTCATTTTCCCATTTGTCATAGCCTATTTCAATGTCACTTACAAAGTAGTCTTTCGCTACGGTTGTCTTGATTTCATTTGCGTATGGGCATTGCATTAAAGAAGTAAGTGAGTAGAAGTATTCCTTTTCCTCAATCCTTATATAATATTGTGTACCTATCTTTTCAAATCCTAATCCAACGTTTCCAATAGCATTTATAGTATTGAAATATTCAGCCATTGACATAAATATAGGGCTTTTTGCAGTAGGCATCCTTCTTATTTTCTTACCGCAAGTTATTGCCATAAAAGACATACATCCGTTATCAACATAATCATTAGGCATTGAGTTTGTACGACCTAATAAATCAGACCTAAAGCAATCTTCTAAACCTGTTATCCTTTGCGCTATTGCTGCTCCTGCTTCATGCACAAGAAATGTATCGCAATCACTTGCTACTGTTTCAGTATTTATATTCGCGTTGAAATCACATGTTGTATAATCAAGGTGAAAATCTATATGAAAAGAAGCACCACTTGAATTTCTAAAATAGAACTGAAACTCGTCACCCTCTACCATATTTACAGTTAAGTTTCCTGTAAAACTAAAGTCTAATGTATGAGTGCTATTTGGGGTAAATATTTGTCCAAAACTTGACCCGATAACAGTAGACCCTCCGCCTGTTTCACTGACTCCATACTTCAATTCAAAAACATATGTTACCGTAGAATCATCATAATGCTGAATAGTCATTGAGCCGATAAAACTATATGATATATTATACGTTCCCGTAAATGGTGCAATAAATAAAGCCTGTGGATGTTGTGTTACGCTATCGAAAGATTCAATAACAGGCGTTATCGGGAAAGCTCCAAGGTCATCAAATATAATTCCAAATGGGTGATAAATATAAAATGTTGCATAGGAATCGCTTATGTCTGGAAAGTCTATAGTGTCAGCCTGTGCAGTTTCATCAAGCTCAAGACTTGTACCGTATTGAATAGTTTTACTAGGCAGTGTTATAGTTGAAAGCGCAAGTTGTGTTAATGTATTCCCGTCTAAGTCTTCGTCTTTAGTTAACTCTACCTTAGTTTCAAATCTGTTTATTGTTTTCTGAATAAAGTCTGATTGCAATAAGTCAACAAATGTACTACGTGTAGTCTTGTTGTACTTGCTAAAATCTAAAGTGCCTTCAAAGAATGTTTCATATACCGCTGCACCTGAACCTGTGATTATGCTACCGTAATCGTCTGAATAATCGTCCGAATAGTCTGGCGCATCAATGCTTCCAACACCTCCACCGCAGTTAATTTCAATAAGAATGTTTACCAGCGCATCTACTCCATAAGCCTCATAAATATTATCTATGTATTCTTTACCAGCCCCACAAGTAAATTGAAGCTGCACCATTGTTTCGTAAAATGTACCGTGATATTGCGCACCTCTTTTTATTATAGTCTCCATAGACTCCCATCCCTTAGGGTCTTTGGTCAGGACTAATGAACCTGAATAAGTAGACGATAATGTGTATCGAAATCTCATTATTTATACCAGTTACTATTTATTTGCATTTCTCTAACCATATCTTTGGCTAATTGTTTAGTATTCTTAATTCCAACGTTGCTATTATTCTTTGTTGCACGTTCAAGATTAGAAGTGTCAAGATTCATGTTGTTTAGTATAGCATTTAGCTTTCTATCTTTAACATTTTCCCTTTCCGCTCTTGCTCTACTATTGCTAACCTCTATTGATTGTAGTGCAGGAAGAATATAAGAATCTTTTATGTAGTCATTCAAAGAGTTATCACGTATAGCCTGTAATATCGGCATGTGTTCCTGCGTTTCCCTTGCTGTCATTACTGATTCACCCTTGGATAACATCGCATGAATGCTATCACTTGTTGCTGTTCCTTTACCTTGTAAGTCAATTACCCCATCCTTGAACTTAGGCGTAGGAGTGGACTGAACAACGGCTGCTTGAGCAAGTCCAGCAGCAATAGCCAACAAAGATGCAGGTATGCCAGCAGGGTAACCAAGTGATGCGAATGTTTTAACAACTGCAACGGCTGTATCAATTGCTATTTGTGATAGCTTGGCCTTCTTATCGGCTTCAAATTGTTTCTTCTTAATTTCAGATTCTTTAGCATCTTGCTTTTTATCAATAGCTGCTTTCCTTGCATCAAATTGTTCTTGACTTATAATGCCTTGGTCAAGTTGCTTTTGTAGTAACGCTGTTTTAGTATCCGTTTCCTCTTGACTTTTTCTTAGCTCTTCATCAAGTTCCATCTGTCTAGCTTCTGCTTTATTGGCTGCTAATCCAGAAACCAATTCGCCTAATATGCCAGCCGATTCAGCAACAATAGCCCTTATCTTTGCTTGATGCGCTTTCTCCTCTTCTTCTTGTTTCTTTCTATTCTCATCTGAAAGTTTATCTTCTGCATCAAGTCTTTCTTTGACCATCTTAAGAAAGTTATCATTTTCTGCTTTCTTAATTGCCTCTTTTTCCTTTTGTGTTTTAAGCAACATTCCTACTTCAAGGTCAAGAATGGCCTTGTCAATTTCGGCAATATCCCTACCGTTTTCAATAAGTAATGCACGTTGGTTTTTTAAACCTTGCATCTTTATTTTTAATAGTTCTTTTTCAAGTTCCTCTGCATTGGTTGTTCCGTGTATAAATAATGCTTTTGCAAAATTCTCGTTAGAAATTTCTTCTTGGCCTAATCGCTTAAGTTGGTTCTGAAATATTTCTTCTCGCTTAGCATCCTTACGGTTTTCTATTTTCTCCTGTAAGTTTGCGGATTCTTTTTCAAGGTTTATAATCTTAATACGTTGGTCAACTTCCTCTTGAGCTAGATTGTCGTTTATACTTCTCCTTGTTTCTCCATTCTTAATGTCTTGATTAATTGAATCGGATTCTCTTTGGTTTTTTTCTCGTATAAGAGCTAATTTTTGTCTTTCGCTAGATAACGCAATTGCCAAATTTTCTTTTTCTAATTTACTTGCATCTTCTAATAGCTTTAAACTTTCTTCATCGCTTATTTGTTTGTTCTTTGCTTGAACTAATAGTTTAGTTATTGCCTTTTCGTTTTCCGCAATGACTACTGAATTTTCCCGAATCTTATCCTCGAGCTTATTCATTCGGTCTTGCCATAACTTAGCCTCTTCTGCTGCTTTCGCTATCTTATCAGCAAACTCTCCAATCTTCTGTCTTGCCCCTTCAACACCTGTTACAAACTGCGCTGTCGCATCGAGCATTTGTTCCGTTCCTTGTGCGTACAACTTGGCAGCCTCTACTGAATTACCTTTTATCTTTTCAAATGTAGCGTCTATGATTGTTCCAATAGCCTGAAAAATCATTAACAAACCCTTGGCCCTATTTAAGAAAAAGTTACCAATAAGCTCACCAACGGAAAGCAATCCAGCCTTAAAATTTTCTAGGCTTCTGAAAGCATTAAAAACGCCTTCGCCAATACCAATAATTACACCTGTAACAACATCCATTACAGCCCCTAATATAGCCATGCCCTTAGCTAATCTATCCGCTCCCTCATCTGTGCGTTTTAAATAGGTAATAAGAGCAGTAACAGCAGTAACAATACCCACAATTATAGCACCAATACCTGTAGATATAATGGCTGCTTTTAAAAATTGAAACGCTCCTGCCGAAGTCTTTGCAGCACTACCAACGCCAATTACTGCACCTGCCAAGTCTTTGACTTGTTTTATTTGAGCTATAAAAGGAAGTTGACTTGCAAGATTACCAAACTTACTACCAAGTGTTTCGGTGGTAGTAGTAAGCTCCTTCATCTTCTTGTTCTGAACATCAATTTGCTTATTTAGCTCTTTGACTTTCTTAGGGTCTGTGGCTGAATCCCTTGCTGCTGTTAGTTTTTGTGTGGAGTTTTTTAAATCATTGACAATACCTACCGACTTCTTAGTTTCAGCATTAACATCAGATTGAGCCTTGCCAACTTTTTTAAGGTCGCCCTCAAGACGGGTAAGGGCTGCCTCAGCCTGTGCAATCTTTGCTTCGTATTCAATTACTATGTTATCGTCCGCCATTAGCAGGCTCTTTTTTAGAGCGTTTTGAAATTGTATAATTAATCAAACTCAAATATCCTTCCGTGGTTAATTGGGTTATTTCATTATAGTTTCTAGCATCACCATTGGCTAAATCCCAAAACTCTTTTTCGTCATTCTCTCCTAACTTGACAATTTCGGTTCTGTGATATATTGGTTCAGGTATTGATTCATCGCTTTCATTTTTACCTCCGATTCGTAGTAAAACAAGTCGAATTCTTCGCTGGTAGTTCCTACAAAAGGTAAAGATGTTGTTAACCCTGTCATATAAAAAAAATCGTACAGACCCCCCTTGCTGTCTATGGTTAGCTGTTTGATTTTTTCATTATGAATTGTCCAGTCTATTACCGCAGGGTTCTCGTCCTGTCTTATGTAAAGCAAACAGGTGGTATCCATCAATAAATCCGTATCAATGTATAAATCGGCTCTCTTTTCAATCTCTTTAATTAGAAACCCTATTTCTGCAAGGTCTGGCTTCTTACCACCATTCAACGCCTTACGCATTGCCTCACAAATTAGCTTAATTGATTTGTCGGATAGTCCAGAGTTGAAAAGAACTAACCGCTTTTGAATCTCTTTGAACCTTAAGATAGGTATATCGAAATCTTTATTGTAACGGTAATACGCATTACCTGCGCTATCGGTAAAATGCCTCTCCATGTTTTCAAATCCTTTCTTTTTACTCTGCTTTTCAAAGTAAAACGAATCGAACCGCTTTCTAAATAATATGTAAAGTAGCTTAAGCACTTAATCTAGACATTATATAATTAAGCCCTGCAATTATTACCATAGCAGGAAACAAATGAATATAATCACTCGTCAATAGGTAAAACAAAGTACCGCCATGCACAGAAGCAAAGCAAACAGGACATCCGAATAAAGGTTTATACAGAAACTCTGGTAGGTTATTGTCCGCCCAAATCCTGACACCGTACAATATCATTCCATCACTGGTAATTATCCACCATCCAAAGCAGTAGAGGGAACAAAATACAATAGTCAATAATAATTCTATCATTCTAATTCAGCGGTTACGGTTGAGTAATAAATAGCCTCCATACTGCTATCTTCTATCCTAAAGAACTTAGCGGATAAGCAGTCATAGAAAGTATAAGTATCGTAAGTAATATCTTGTTTACTTGTTGGGCTTTCATCTTCGGCAGTTATCCAAATGTCATAAGAATAGTTAGGGCTAAAGAAGTTATTTAAAGCAGATAGGTCAATAGTTACCAATCCATCACCGTCCGATACCCCTGTAAGTCTTACCGTATAATCAATTGATGTGTTCTTAAAAAACACAAATACATCTTGAGATAATAAAGATATTGTACCAATGATTAATTCATCAATACAGGTAGGTAAGTCTTTAATCTTTGCACAATTACAACTCATACCCAAATTTACGTAATATTTTAGAATTTCCTATTATTTAGTATCCATTTTTTAAGGAACGTGTTTATAGCATAGCGGAAACAATCCAAATGGTCGGCACGTTGGGTTAAGTCGTTTCTATTCCTTTTAACGATTTGCCCGAACGCATCACATTGCACCAATCGCATATCAGACACTAAGTTTTTACAGGATACAGGATTTATCTTGAGGTCTGGGAACTTATAAAGGATATAGTTAACATCAGCCCTGCTATTTTCATGCGTTGGGTTATTGGCTATTTTCAATTGTCCTTTTGATACCTTTAGCCCTCTTAGTAATTGGTCGTATAAACTGGCAAAATCCCTTTCACTCATACTACGCCTTGACCCCATCGCATCCCCTGTTATCTCACACAGGTGCATATACTGACCATAACGCTCAAGTATCCTATCCACCATAACAGGAATATTGCCGTTTTCAATTGTCATCTCATCGAAGAAATGGATATGTTCACCTTGTGCATCCCTAAATTGATGAAAGAAAATACACCCAAAAGGGTTAAGGTTAAAGTCAAACGATATTTTAAATTGTCTACCAGCCATAAATACAGCCTTATCGCTTTCGTGTTTACTTGGTTCGTAATTATGCGCAAATGGGTTATTCCCATTCTTTTCAATAAACCTGCCGTATATCTCCTGTTCCCTATCCTCTGGCGGTATTTCCTGCTCAAGCTCCTCAATATCCTCTTTCCGCAATAAAGGATTAGCATAACTACTAAAATTGAAAGCCTTGTAATTGTCCGCTCCTGAAAGAGCCTTTTCGAATAGTTCGTAAAACTTATGGGTATTGCCTGACTTTGTTTTTTTGCCCTTTGGTACTCCCGCAGCTATCAATTGACTATCCTCAAAGTCTAGCATCATGGGCAAAATGGCATTTGTATACAGGTAGTCATCATTCAGAATAATACCAGCCTCGTTAAGAAATATCTTCTTATACCCGAACCCCTCAATTGTCTCTGGACGTTCAGCAGACCTAAAATCTATAATTGATGAACCTATCTTTAATTCCTTCCTTACCGAATTGTAAGACCACGAATCTCTAGGTAATTGCTTTAGTATTGGATAAAAGTACCTATCATAATACCTATCTATATTTCCGTTTACAGTATCTACCCACAATAAAGGAGAAAGGCCATCTAAAGCATATTCAATAAATGCGTGTGAAGCCCCTTTGGTAATACCTACCCTCCTGCCCTTGGTTATTACAGTGTATCGTTCCTTGGTGTTAAAAAATACCTCTTCTTGATAAGGCAAATAGGTTATATTAAGATTTACCTCCAAGTGGTTTTCTGTTTACATTAATCTGTAAAGTATTATCATTCAATTCGACCTCTGTCTTCTTAGGCATAAAGTATTGTGCATACTTGGCGTAAAGCTCCAAATACTTAGCTTTATCCTTGCTTCTTACTTCTGCAAATGCTTTTTGGATATGGTCAACCTCCCCTTCAAGTATAGACGTAAATAACTCTTGAGCCTTTTTTATAGGTTCGCTTGTGTATCCTTTTTGTTTTCCGCCAGTCTTTTGTCCTTTCATCTATTTTTGTCTATTTAGACAAGTTACTGAAACTTTTCGTAATTAAAACAAATAATATCCAATTGCGCATCTTCCAACCCTTGGCCGTTGTAAATATTCTTGTACTTATATCCTAAATCGGTTAGAAAAGTAAATATATCCTCCCTTGTTAGTCCAGAGCGCTCTAATGTCATTTGGTTGATTTCAATTAACATCTTAGGCTTTAGGCGTTTAATGGTTTCTATACCTCCTTTTAGCACTTCTAACTCGTACCCCTCACAGTCTATTTTTATAAAGTCTAGCTTTGGAAGGTTAAGGCTGTCAATGGTCAACACGTTAATATTGAAGTCATAATATTGATGCGGTTCTGCTGTTGAGTCCTTTGCGACTAAATAATTCATTCCTGCGTTTCCTTCTACTGGCATTATATTTACCTTGTGAATGGTTGCTCCCAATCCGCCGTTATAAATTATTACCCTTTCTTCGTTCTTAGTATTGTGTTTTAGGCACTCGTACGCCTCTTTGCTTGGTTCAAATGCAAATACTGTTCCTGTTTCCCCTACTCGTTTTGCGTATGCTATTGTATGGTCACCGATGAAAGCCCCACAGTCAATTACTACATCACCCTTTTTCATGTGCTTGAAAATCTCTGGTAACATGTTTTGGTCATGGTCTAAGCGGTTTGATTCCCTTACAAACCTACAAATACATTGGTCTTCCTTTATTAAGGCTATATCATTGTGAAATTCTATCATACAATTATATACCAAGATGGGTCTGAATCTTGCGTTATGTGTAATTTATAGTTTTTATCCTTAAAGAAGTTATCTACTGCGGTTTTTACGTCACATTGATAATCATCTCTTTTTACTAAGTGGTAATCATGGCCTCCAAATATACCTCCTTTTTTTACTTTTTTATACCAGTATTCAAGGTCGTTGTCTACATACGGACTCATGTGATTAGCATCAATATAGCAAAAATCCAAAGAATTGTCATGGTGTTGTTCACTTGCTTTTTTGCTAGTTTCCTTGTACATATAAGCCCGTTTACCGAACCTTTGTAGTTTTGAGAAACAATAATTATAACATCCTTGCCAATCTTTTATTGCATCTGCATATCCTTTAGGGCTTTCATTTGGTACATAATCCCAATTGTCTACTAAAATTAATAGTTCCAAATTAGACTTATGAAGTATTACCTCTGCATTTTCCCCAAAAGCCACCCCAACTTCTACGCCAATGCCATTTAATCCCATAGCATTGAGTACAAATCCTATATCATCTCTAGTGGTTAGTTCAGATAATTTCATTTTAGGTACTCTTCAATTTGTTTCCTATCCTCATTATTGCATCCTGACCACGACCACATCTGCCTTGCACAGTCAGAAGGTATAGGCTCTTTTTCGGTGTCTATTATTCTGTAATTCTCCTTCTCAAATAAATCAATGTAAGCCCCGATTAAATTAAATTCGCTTAATCGGCTTCTTTCCGCAAGACCTCCACAATTTACGTATAAATCTAGATTTTTCAAAGTTTGAGAGCGAAATAAACAAGGTATTCGCCTCATGTATTCGTATTCTAAAGGTTGCCCTATAATTGATTCGGTGGTTTCTTTCCAGCAAATTGCATCACCTACAAGCTCGTATCTGGTTTTCATTAAATATGGTAAATTATCCATAAAATAATGTTCTTGAATGTTTACAGGCTCTTTAAAAATGCAATCCGAATCAACAAACAAGATATAATCTGCATTGGTGCTTTTATAGGCTAATAGCTTATTTATCTGTTGGTCAATATATCCGTTATCGGTTGTTGGATTCCATCCTATTACCTTTTCACTGGTTAAATTCCAGCTATCAATCAAATGTTTTTCGCCCTCTGGGATACTAATAATAATACTTTGATGACCCGTAACGAATTTATTAATTGATTTAAGGCAGTATTTAAGCCATTCCAAATCATTCTTATAGGTACGAATAAATATATCTATTGTCATTTCCTTACGTTTCTTATGCGTTCAAATACATATTGAGACATTCTACCAACATCCCTATGGCCTAATACTTTAGGGTCTAATACTCCTACTTCACCCTCAAATATCTTACCAGTAGCCTTCCAGTCGTCAGACGAGTATTGTATTTGATGCCTTTTATGGTACAAATATGGCTCTGGCATCCTAAATATAGGCACTTTAGCTAGTACACATTGATAGGGTAACCAATAATCCCAAAAGCATTGACCCAAACAAAGAACCGATTGAGGAAATATGTGAAGCCATTTCTTATTGATAAAAAACCCATCAAATCCCAATTCGTACCTTTTACAAACCTCCATGTCATTGTCAAAATCGTACCTGTTGAATATTATTACTCCACTTTCTGACCTATCTTTTATCAATTGTATAATTCCCCTTTTGTCGTTTATTACAATGTCGGAATTAATGATTATAAAATAATCGTCTCTCAATGTTTTTAAGTGGTCAATAATGGCTGATATGATAACGTATGGCCTTTTAAATAATACTTCGTTGGTTCTTATGGTTTCAACAAATTCAACCCCTTCAAATGCTTTTAATTGCTCTATTTCAGATTTAGAGTTTAAGCTAACTACCTTATATCCTGCATCCTGCCAAGATTTAACAGCGGTTAGTTGGTTTTCAAAATTCTTATGTGATGGGCTAATACTTGTTATTGCTATCATTAAACACTTTTAGTTTTCATTTTATCCCTATACCCTCTTAAACGATAATAAGCGGTTGAATGGTCTATATTTAGCTTTCTTGCCACTACGTTGTAACTTGGTATTCTGTTTGTTTGCCCTATAAACTTATCGACTACCTTTCGGGCTTCGTTCATCTTGTCCGTTGTCTTCTTTACTTGGTTGTAGATTCTTACTCCCATACCGCAATATACTTATATTTAACTAATTGCCAAAATTTTTATAGGTTATTTATACTCCAAATGTATCTCTCTTATCTTCCCATGTCCATGCTTTCAATTCCTCTTTCAACCTCTCTACCTCTTCTTTTAAAATTTGATTTTCAGCTTCTAAAGTTTTTAAATACTTCATCCCTGACCTGCTGTGAATTATTAATTTAAGGTTGTCTACCTCTTCTTTTAGAGATTGGATTTCAGATAGTTGCGAGTTGTTAAGATACTTTAAAGTTTCAATTTCATTGCTTTTATTCTTTATTGTATTTTCATTTTCAAAGCAAGTTTTATTCAAGTCTTTCCATACTCTTTCATAATGCCTGTACTGACTTTCTATTTCCTCTTTTAGTTCGGCTATTTCTTTGGCTTTTAAGTCTGTTTCATATTCATAAGCACTTCGCCAACGTTCTGTCTCTGTCTTTTCAGCTTCCATCTCCTGCTCATGCGAATGGTTAAGAAGCTCTATGTGTTCTTTGTAGTGGGTTTCTTTGGATTCTATTTCTTGCTTACAAAAAGCATCCATCGACTGCAATATTACATGGTATAGAGAAGGAAAGTCTCTTTGAAATTTATTTATATTCCAATCCATCATTCTTTGCGATGCTGTACTATTAAATATTTCTTCTGTGGTCATGGTTGGTTAGGATTTAATGGTTTTAACTGTCATCCATCCGCTTGGTAGGGTAGATGATTGAGAAGTGCTGTATATTGGCAATACTTCGATTTTAATAACTTGTGGCTCTTTACTCATTGGTTTGTTTTATTTATAGCTTTAAATTAACAATATCCTGTCCTTCCTACGCACTCTTTACACATATAGCCGTAAACCGTCTTATAAGTCTGTGAAACTTTCCAAGTCTTACGGCACTTGTAGCAGGTGCAGGAATGGTCGTATCTCTTTTTTGACATATCTCTATTCTTTAATTAATCCTAATTTTTTTGCCCTTTCGTTTATCAAAAACAACTCTTCGTCACTTCCTACTATTGTATTATTATTGTCTTTAAAAAGCATTTCAAAATTATTATCGTCTAAATTTATCATCATAAACGCTTTTGTTGTAAAATTAATATTTTTTATAGTTTTAATTGATGAAAATAAAGCGTTAAATATTTCATTTTGGTTATTTGTAAAATTTTCCATACTATTCTTTAATTAAGGAGTTGATGTATTCTTGTTGATTTTGGCAAAGCCCATTTTCGCCTCCGTCTAAAATGAAGTATTTTCCAGCGTTAAAAGACTTCCCTACTATCTCTCTAGTCTTTTCAGGGGAGGATAAGGCGGGGATAAGGGCATTTATTAAATAGCTTTTCAATGCTCCTTCCGTCATTTTAGCCATTGCATCTAATTCGTTGGTATCAATCAGTCTTAGCTTTGGTTGTATTTCTGTCATAGCTGTATGCCTTTTGAAGTGAGAAATATATTCAAATCTTCAATATTAGGTATATTGTCTTCTTCATAAATTTGTTTCCAGAATTCCATTATCAACTCTGTGAGGTCTATTTCTTTTAGCCACCATTTTATTTTTACCTCAATATCTTTTTGCTCAAATAAATCAAACTTCTTAAACACAATGTCAGATGTGTCAGTTAAGCATACTCCATATTGGAGCAATCCTGAATTTGTAAAATATTGACCTACCTCTTCTGGCAATTCATGACTTACGTCTACCTTTATATATGCTTTCTTGTTATCCATTCTTTTGGTTTATTTCTTTTAATCTAGTTTGATAGGCAATCGAGGCTTCTATTTCGGTTTTAAAATATCCTAGAGAGAACTGTTTCTTGTTAATAAGAATTCGAGAAGTCCACTTGTTACTTCTTTTATGCCAACCTACCCCAGTATATTCGCTAGTACTTTTAAGGTGTTTTTTGTTAGTATTATCACGAGCTGTTACAATTTCAAGATTATTAACATTATTGTCTAACTTATTTATATTTATATGATTAACTACTAAAATATATCCATTTGGTTTATGGTTCAAAAAAGCAATAGCTACTAACTTGTGAATCTTCTTGGTAATTGGTTTTCCGTCTTTACATAAGGCAATCTTATAATATCCGTAAGCATCTATTGATTCTTTCAAAATTCTCTCTTTCCCACATTTAAAGCTCTTTACCCTACCAAAAGAGCTTACTTGGTACATACCTTCATAGCCAATAATGTCTTTCCAGATTTCTTCCATAAAATAAAACCTACCAAACACAACGGCTAACCCACTGACTATATAGTCTTTGGCATCGTGATTGATAGGATTTTGTTTTAAGTCTTTTCATAATGTGAGTTAGCATTTCAAAGGTAAGGAAAATTTTACAAACCGCAACTATATTTATCAAGTAAATTTATTAAATCTTTTTTGAAGTCCTCAAAAGTAAACAAAGGCTCTTTCTTAGGTTCTTCTTTTTGAGGGATAATTTCAGCCCATTTTCCGTTAAAGTAAATAGAACCTCCGCACCCATCTGTCAATTGAACTCCAACAGAATGTTCATAATATTTTATATCTTCTTTAATAATAGCTTCATGAGCTGAAAGATATGCACTTATGTATCTAACCCCTTTTACATAACCTCTTCTCTTCGCCTCTTCAAGAAGCTCTTGTTTATCGTAGTCGGATTTGGAAACTTGTTCTGAAAATCTAATTCTTTCAATCGAAGGATATATTTTACCTACTTCATAAATTGGCGAAAATGATTCTTGTATTTTCCAATACCTCTCTTCCTTCTCTACTGGTTCGTGAAAGTTTTTTCTTCCGCCTTCTTCGTAAAGACTGGCTATTTTCTTTAGCTTTACTATCTCTTCTTGTGTTAGCTCTTCCATTGTGTTAGATTTGGTTTAGTTCTCTATTTGTTTAATTACTTTAAGGTACGAATCCATTGAATTACAATACCCCCTCCACTTCAAAAATTCGTAATAGTTTTTATTGGGATACTTTCTTTTAAACTTCGTGTAATGCCTAATCTGCCAAGCCCTGTAATACCGCACTCCTGCGCTGTAATTAGGATAAGAAAGGTAGTGATTTTTATAACGGAATCCAAAAATATTCCCGTGTTTCTGTGCGTTATCTACCTTTAATTTATACGATTGTAGCCTACCAGTTTCGTACAAAATTATCGAACACGTGGTAGCCACTTCCTGACATCTTAGAATCTCAAAGCAAGTAGCTACCTTGTCTTGTGATGTTGCAGGGCTGTTAAGGATTAACCAGAAGGTGTATAGGACTACTTTCATGAGATTTTAATAGTATGCCCCTCGCTAGTTATAAAACCAGTTATCATTAATCCAAGTATACAATACCCTTCTTTTATACCTTCAAAATCTTTTAAGATATATGTAACTTTTGCAAATACTTCACGCCCCAAATAAACTTTAAGTTCAGGATTATATTTTTGTAAAATTAACTCGTCTCCTACTTGGTAATTTCGGTCATTGAATCTAAATTCAAACGGCTTTCTTCCTTCTATTACTTCGGTAAAGTAAGGTTCAATACATTTTAAATAGTGTGTTTTCATTCGATTGTTATTATATCGCCCAACTTTAATACAAAATCCCCTTTGCTTATCCGTATCGTTCTTTCATTTTCAAACTTTACAAGATGGTCGGACTTACTGCAAAAGAATCCTTCGTAAACAAAATAAATGCTTTCAGTCCTAGAGCTTACTTTTACATAGACGTATTCACGTTCGTTTTCTTTTTCGTCAATCAATCGGCATTTATTATAAGGATTGTTATTTCTTTTTAATATCCCAACGTATCCGCTTTTAAGACTTTTAAATTCTCTATCCTCAACTCTTAATTTTAGCGTTGGAAGTCTTGATTTATCCATGTAAGCGATAAATTCCTCTAAGTTCATTGCGGTTATAGACATAGTGCCTACTGGAATTCTTCTACTTTCCTTTCTGTAAACAACTGGCAAAGGTTTACTATCAGGGACGGTTTTTATAATCCTTGCCGTTTCCCTCTCTTTTTTTTCATCACGCCTAAACCGCTCCTGAACGATTATTCTGTTTGGGAAATTAAATTGTGTCTCTGTCTGTGTGTTCATTACTTAACCTCCTCCCATTGGATAGATTTAATTTTTACTTTTTTGCCTTTCATTTTTATAGTTTCTGGGTTAAAGACACTACCGCTATAATGAATTAAAGTATTATTTCCAGCTTTTAAATAATATTCTCCACCCCAAGACTTAAACCACTCTCCATGCTTTAAATCATCACTCGTAAACTCCTTAACGTCCTTACCAAAGATTTCATCGAATAGTTTGTGTTGGTCTACGGTACAGGCGGAACGCATTTCTTTGTAATACTCTTCTGTGATTTCAATATTTCCTTTCTGTACAATAGTTACAGCCCAATGTTTAGCTAGTACTGGCTTCCAATCTTTACACGCTATATCAATGATGCTTTGCGCTTGTTGGGCGGTGATGGTTCGGTTTTTCATAGGTTTGTTTGATCTTGAGTGAAATTTAAAGTTTGAATGATTCCATGCATTAGTATTAGAACCAACACTATCTTTTACTGTGTAAATGTCATTATTCATTGAGGATTCTATTTTTTTTATTTCATAAATCTCTCCTTTAATATAACAATCGAAATGGGTATTTATACATTCAATTAAATCTCCCGCTTTCCATTTATCATATGACATGTCTTTTACTTCTTCTTCCATATTGTTTTCTTTTAGTACGTGGGTTTTGAATTGTTCAAAGGTTATTTCGGTATTATTTTGATAGAAATGAGACACCTCACCAACACCATGAACGCCATTATTATATTGGGCATTATCAAATCCAATGTAATTTTGAGTCCATGTTTTTATATCCTCAACTTCGTAAGTATTAGCAAACCAATCCCTAATTTCTTGCCTATCGTTTTTAATACACCACTTTTCAGGCAACACGAACCCATTAACGCACTCGTTCCATTCTTCTAGGGTAATGAGGGTGGGGGAGTTTTGGAAATCATTAATTGTCTGGCCATCATATACGCCATTATGCGTTATATTTCCATCAAATCCGTAATAAATACTAAAATCGCCCACTAAATCACAGCCATACGTTTCATTCAACCAGTCAATATACTCTTCCCACAGCGGATTGTTTTCGTCTCTCTTAATTACAAAATATTTAGGTAGTTCTTTCATGTTACTTTAGGTTTATAGATTGTTTTAAATATTCAGCAAAGAGAAATTCCAAGGCCATTGACTGTGCTATTTCGATTATCTCTTTTTCTTTTTTGTTCTTGTTGAACGCTTTTTCTACATCGTTGTAAACTCTCAAATCCACAACCGTTTTAATTTCTTGCTTTGCTTTTTCGTACAACTCTTTTTTAAGTTCCACCGAAAGCTCAACTAACTTTTTCTTATCAAGTTCTCGATAGTAAGTAGCCCTTAATCCGTGCGACATTTCAGGAAGTTCCAAGTTGTCGATAAAGTACTGGTACACCACTGCTATCTCATTTTCAAATAATCTTTGTTTTTCTTCCCGCTCCTTATCGCTTGTGAATTTCTCCTGCTTTTCTTTCTCTATTTTCTCCTTGTTGAGCATTTCACGCCTAATTTTTTCATTATAAAGCCTAATAAATAAAAGGAAGTTTGAAAGACTTACAACGGGCTGAGGGATTTTAGTAAGGTCTATTAACTTACCTTTGGCTCCCATTTCTAAGGCTATGTCTATTTCCTCCAAGGTATAGAAAGACTGGTTTTTTTTAAGCTCATCCCAAAGGCAATCAATGAAAATTATCAATTGCGATACCTCAAACTTATGTCCCATCAAAACAAAGCATCGTTCAATTGAAGCCTTTAATCTCTTTTCCGCTCCATCTTTTTTTATAGTAGATATCCTTGGCTGTTTATAAGCCTCCAGAGCTACAAAGTCGGTAGCGTTAAGGTGTAAGGGTATTGCTTTAGTTACGTTGCTCATTTGCGTTTCTTTCGTCTAGTATTCTATCGACCTCCTTAGATGCACTATAAAGAGTTTCCATCTTGCCAATAGGCTTTGATTTGTATATTACTTCGTCCTCCCAACATCTACCGTTTAGATAGGTTTGTGGGTTCTTTCTAAATGTAATATCTGGGGTGCTTTCCACGTACCTAGGCACGTGTTCAAATATTGCCATCCTTTCTTGATGAGTCAACTTGCTGTACTTTTTCTGGCAATTAAATCTACCTACTTTTTTGCCATATAGCTCCCAGAATTCTTCAAATGGGAATTGCTCTAATATATTGTATCCTTCCATTTATTGTAGTTCTTTTGGTTTAATTCCTAATTCAATCATTCCCTGAAATAAAGGCACTGCCGATTTTAAAGACAATTCAGAAACAGTTTTTAAGTCAAAACCTTTATTTACAAGGGAGTCTGTAAAGCTCATTGCACAGGCTAATTCAGGCTTTAAATGTCTTAATACTTCCTTTGCAGACGTTCTTTCAATTGACTTTAACCCCTCTTTTTTGCCTATTTCTTTTAATTCTGATGGTGTTTTGCCAGTATGTAGAATACAACTATTGCGGTTATACTCTATCATGGAATCAAGCCCTTTTTCAATCAAGTTCTTTTTGTTGATATCTTTAGAGTTTGATTTTTGAATAGAAACGTTTGTATGAATAAGAATTGATTCGGATTGATTCGCTATGGAGTAATAACCATTTTTACGAATAGAAGGTAGCACCTCACTTGTAACCCAATCCCTGAAAGGTTTTGCCTTTTCAAGATTAGAAGCTAAAGCAAGTTTATACATACCCGATTCTGTAACTAGCTGTATACGTTGTGCTTTTGATGGTAACAATTTGTTACTTACAAGTTGACCAAAGAATTCAGGGTATTCGCTTTTTGAAATTACCTTATACTCTTCCTTATTAAGTATTCTACTAACCACCTGCTTCATGTTTGTGTGCCCCCACATCTTACCTATTTCAGGAGCAATGAACATTACCACGCCTGTTTTATCGCTTGTTATCGTGGTTAAAGTGCCAAATTCGGCCTTAGTAAATTTGTCTATTTTCATAATTTAGTTTTTACAAATATAGTAAATCAAAACAATAAAGCAAATTTTTTTAACTTTATTTTTAAAGTCTTACCCTTCTTGAGGTGCTTTAATATGTTGGTTGTTTGGCTCATAAAATTAGTTTTATTTTGTTGTGATATTTAATTATGTTGTAATTTTCGTTATCTAAATGAACTATAAAGCAATCTTCAATTTTATTCTCCTTATACATTTCTTTGTATAGAGAGAGTTGTAATGAGTAATGATAGAAATTACAGTCTGGCAAATATTCGTAAGGGGCTTTCATGCTTTTTCCGTAAGAATAAGTATCTATTTTTTTGTTTGTTTTCCAGTCTAAAATAAAATATTGCCCCTCTTTATTTTTTGCAATGCAGTCTATTTGACTGGCTAAAGCATCATTGTAAACAATAATCTCTGTATCAACTGGAATAAGCCTTTGGGTTAAAAAGAAATCATTGATAAACTTTACTGCAATTTTTTCTTTTTCCGATACGCCCAACAATTCAACCTTATTTGTTAATATAAAATTCTCAATTATAGCATGACAAGCAGTTCCATTTTTAGCTGAAATTTCACCTTCTAATTTCCACTTTTGCAACAATTCTTGTTTATCTAATCCGTGTTTCTTTGCGTATTTTTCTGCTATAGAATCACTATCAAACTTATTTTTGAATTTAGAAATGTATGAAGTAACACCCATTAGTTGCTTATCGCCTAAGTGGTAGGTATGGTTTTCTTCATTAAAACAAACAAGCCCGTCTTTACTGTATTTCATCTTCTTTTGATTCGTCAATAGCTGTCCAAGCCTGTGAAAATTCTTTGTTTGTAAATAGCTCAATTAGTCCACTTATTTGTGAAAGCCTCAACACTTCGTCTGAATCCATTCCAAGCTCTCTGCTTATTTTATCAGGACTCCAATTTCTTTTTCTAAGGTCTACCACAATTTCGCTCATACTGTCAACCTTATGTTTCCCTCTAGCTCTGTTGTGTCTGATAGTGGAAGCTACCCTATCGTTTAAGTTTGTGCGGTCTATATTAATTGTAACAACAGGCAAATATCCGTGAACTCTTTTTTGAATGTCTTCACACTCTTTGCCTACTCTATTTCTGTGAAATCCATCTATAACCTCTCTAGTTTCTCCACCTTCTTCAAGCATGGAAACAATTGGTTGAGTGTAACCATCGGCAGAAATAGAAAGTCTTAATAATTCCATTTCAGGAGGGGCTACGCTATTCGGATTATAGTCATTTGCGTGAACACTAGTATTTTTAACCCACAAAACACAGTCAACAGGCTCGCTTTTAAATGGGCTTATTTCGTGAAGTAAAATCTTAATGTTGTTTATCGCTTCAATCTTTTCATCAATTGGTAGCAATTTAATTTCTTCAATTATTTTATTTATCATTTTCTAGAAATTTAGATTGTTTTCTTTTATTCGCTTTTAGTACTAGATATTTTTTGTACGCTTCTGTTTTATGTTGAGTGAATCCAAGCCCTTTACACCAAAAATCATTTCTTAGTAATGACTTACAAATACGTCTCCATGAAGGGGCTAATTTTTCAGCCTCTAAAACTTCGGGGCATTCCTGTGGTATTCCATTGTCATAACCCCTTTCTTTCCACCACTCAATAAATGTATATATTTTATTCAAATAATGTTCCTTGGTAACCTCTGGAATGCTATTTAAAAAAAGCATTGCAAAACTTTCCCATGTATGATTTAAGGGTTTTTGGATTTTATTATATCCATTTATAGCTCCGCTTTCGTTTACGTATAAAGCCCCACTATTAGCACCATTAACACGACTAACCACCTTTGCCCATGTTTCAGGCTCTATAATGTGGAATAGCCATAAACCACGCCTTTGGTCATCTCCATACGGTTGGCAAATTCTTTGTTGTGAAATTGAAAGACCAGCTTTGTGCATTAATTCATAAAGTTGGTTGTATCTTTTTTCTGGATTCTTTGCATGGTAAATCCAAATGTCTTCTACAGTCCAGTCGTATATCGGATAAAGGTTATAAACATTTTCGGTTACCTTAGTTGTGAATTGCTTTCCTTCAAACATTTCTTTTGTAGTGGAGGAAATTGTTCTATAACGGTTAAGGCTTTCATCTGAACGAATACCAACCAAACAGGCAGTTGTTTTACCTTGTGAATACCATTGTCCAAATTCAGGAACAAACTCCTCAAACTCCATTCCTTTATGAAAGAAAGGGAAAAACAATTCATCTGAAATAGCCTGTTTTGGAACTTGCCTTATCCAGTCCTCTTTTCTTTCTTTATCCCAACAAATCCAAAACGGCTCATAGACTGAAACAGCGTTTCTAAGGTGCAAAGGAAGGCATATCCAGTATAAATCTATATAGTCCTTATATTCAGAAATAATAGCGTAAATGTGGTCTATTGTTAGTTTGTATTGACCTTCCAAGTCAACAATCAATAACCCTATTTTAACGTTTCTTTTTTTTGCTTCTTCCATTGTAATATGAAGCATTACTGTAGAATCCTTTCCAGCACTAAAAGAAAGGTACACCTTTTCAAAATTATCAAAAGCAAAGTTTACTCGCTCTTTTGATGCTTCGTAAACGTTTTTATCTAATCTATATTTAGGCATAGTTGAATATTTTTATTTTGTTTCTCCCATTTTTTCAATACAGATAGAGCGATTTTATCGCTTCTTTCCTGTACTTTTTTATTTAACAAGCTCCACGCCTCCATTGTTACAGACGAAGGAACGCCACCGTAAATACAACAGGCGGACTGTCCGATATAGGCAATTTTATTTAAAGATGGATTTGTAAGATTATGCTCACAAGAATAAATCCACTCGTTAATTACCCTGTGCATATATTCTTCTGTCAAATCTTTACTATTAAACATCTCGAGAACTTTACTTATCTTAAGCTCTTTTTCTGTTCCTGAACAGGCATTATAAAAACCATTTTTATAATCTTCCCATCTATGCCAAGGGTGATATATTCTTTCCATAAAATAAAATAGCCCTTTGTTCCCGTTCACCGTGCAGGGCTACTAAGGAATAAAGGGCTTTAATTTCTTTATTAACTCCTGCACGAGTTTTACAAATGTAGTGATTTATTTCATTTCGCAATGCTTTTAATGTGGTTTATTTTTCAGTTAATCTACTTTCACTATACCCCTGTAATTTAGCCCAAAGAGGGTTAAGCTCGATATATTGATGACAGGTTCTACAT